CAATCTCAACCCGACTGAGCCAGCAAGTGTCTTCGCCGGGATGTTCTGGTTCGACACAACTAATAGCGAATTGAAATTCAGGAACGAGGCCAATGACGGATGGATTGTCATGGGTAAGTTCTCTGGCAACTCAAACACCAGCGACACTCCGTCTGGTGCTATTCTGCAATTCGCTGGCTCATCCGCACCCGCAAACTGGCTTTTGTGCAATGGTGCGCTTGTCAGCCGCACGACTTATGCCAACCTATTCTCTGCAATCGGCACGACATATGGCGCGGGTGACGGCAGCACGACATTTAAGCTGCCCGACTTGCGTGGGCGTGTCCCCGTCGGCGCAGGGCAAGGCTCTGGCCTGACCAACCGAACACTCGCATCAACATCTGGCGCAGAGACGCACGCACTCTCAACATCTGAAATGCCATCTCACAGTCACACGGGTAAGGTGTATTTGAACGCGCACGGCACAGTCAGCGCAATATCTGACAGCACACTCGGCACAACAATCAATCACGAGAACAGTGGTCACACAGTTAGCACGACAACATCTTATGACCTGTCTGGTGTGACACGCGGAAACAACACTGGCGGCGGCAATTCTCACAACAACATGCAACCGTTCCTCGTCGTGAACCACATCATCAAGGTATAAACAATGGCTGATAAGAAAATCTCCGAATTAGATGCAATCACAGGCGCGAACACAGCCGCGACTGATGTATTTGTCGTTGTCGATACCAGCACCGGACAGACGAAGAAAATCACACGCGAAGAACTGAACAACGCCATCGAGCAAGATGTTCTGAGCAGTATCGATATTGATACCATCAATGGCGACTTTACAGTCAATGGCAATATCACCAGCACTGGGTCTTTCACAAGCGATGGTGTTAATATCACCGAAAGCACTTTTAAGTTTGACCAGAACGGGACAACGCTTCTGCAAGGTTTTGGAGCAAGTTCTGTTAGTGTTTATTACAACGGAAGCAAAAAGTTAGAAACCACCAGCACAGGCATTGATGTCACTGGCAATATTACTCTTGACGATGATGGCAAAGCCATCTTCGGTGCTGGCAATGATTTGGAAATACTTCACGATGGCACAAATAGCGTTATTAGAGATAATGGGGCTGGCAACTTAAGCCTAACAACAAATGGCTCAAAAATTGGGTTTTACGACCAAGCAAATAACCAATTCTTAGCGGAGGCTTTTACTGGTGCTGGCTTTAGGCTTTACTATGACGGCTCTCAGAAGTTTGTGACGCGGCCTAATGGCATTGAAGTCACTGGCACGGTCACGGCTGATGGGCTGACTGTTGATGGGAGTATAGATATTTCATCTAGTAATGCGCTTTTGTATTTTATGGAAAGCGACACAACTGACGAGAACACCGTCCTACAAAGCAATGGCGGCGACTTTCAGATTAAAACAGTTGATGATGCAAAGTCTGTATTTACGCAAAGATTTAGGATTGACCACGCCACGGGCGACATCTCCTTCTACGAAGACACAGGCACAACTGCCAAGCTGTTCTGGGATGCGAGTGAGGAGCGGTTAGGGCTGGGGACGAGTAGTCCTGCAGGTGTTCTTGAAATTGTAGGCTCTACTGGTTCAGCAGCAACTTCAGGCGGCACATTGATTGTCCGCCAAGATGGTGACACAAATTCAGATGGTATTGCCCTGACCAGCAGTAACGCCATATCCCACAGGATTTGGAAAGATAGTAGCGGTAGATTAAATATTGGTTCATCTTCATATCCAAGTTCTTTTGTGCAAGATGTGTCAGGCAACGTAGGCATCAACACTGTCCCGCCCTCTACATATTGGGGGACTAACGATAATGTTGGGCTGTTCACACCATATGGATATTTAGGGTCAAACGGTAGCTTTACTGTTTCGCTTTATTCAAACGGTTACAGAAATAGTTCTGGTGGTTTTACCTACTTAGGGATTAACGGAAATACCTCAACGGCTTCTGGTATAGACCTAAGCCCAAATGGTTTAATTCAGTTCAAAACTGGAACAGCATCTGGAACAGTATTGCCAGAACGCCTCCGCATCACCAGCACGGGTCGGGTGCTTATCGGACGGACAACATCAACACTGGGTGGTGGCAACGGCTCTAACCTTCAAATTGGTTCTGGAACTTCTAGTGCTGGCTTAACAATTCATACATCAACGTCTGGTTTAGGCGATATTCAATTTGCTGACGGAACAACGGGGGCAGATAGCTATCGAGGTCTTTTGAGGTATAATCATTCGTCAAACCATATGAGTATCTATACAAACGGCACGGAGTCTGCCCGTCTTGAAAGTGATGCAGACCTCCACGTCGATGGAAACGTGGTCGCATACTCCACCACCATCTCAGACATTCGCCTCAAGAAAGACATTGCACCGATTGAGGACGCAGTGACCAAAGTGCAGCAGCTTAATGGTTGCACCTTTACCTACCTCAAGGATGACCGCAAGTCGGCTGGCCTGATTGCTCAAGACGTAGAGAAGGTTCTCCCCTCTGCTGTCATTGAGGATGAGGCTGTATTCCACGGCGAAGAAGGCGAGACATATAAGACTGTGCAGTATGACCAGTTGATTGGCTTGCTTGTCGAGGCAGTGAAGGAACTCAGCGCAAAAGTGGAGAAGTTAGAAAATGCCTCTTCAAAGTAGTGGTCAGATTAGTCTGAACGATTTGCACGTTGAAGCTGGTGGCACATCAGGCACTGAAGCCAGTATGAACGACAGCGACATCCGTGGTCTGCTCAATGCGGCTGCGAATAGTCAGATGCCGTTTAGTAGTTTTTATGGGGCGGGTTCCGCTACAACTATATTGAGCGGTAACAGCCAATATACTCCGTCCGGTCAGTATACATTGGAGGCCTTTCATCTCGCCGCTTTAACGCCGCACACGCATAAATTGGCGGCAGCCAGTGACGGTTTCGCCGCTTCCTCGTTCGTTACTCTTAATGGTCGCAACACCTATCCGGCTAGGCTTGCTTATTTCCCCGGTACTAGTCGCTATCAATTTTATTTAGCTGACTTTCAAGGGGGAGTCTCTAACACCGCAACTGGTTTTCCGGCAAACTCTGGCTGGTCTTCGATTACACTCACAGGTGGGGGAAACTCGATAACCCTCACAAGGGTTTCTGGGACTTACGCTACGACAATCCTTAATTTCTATATAAACGGAACGTCAAGTTCAGCTGCAAACTATGGCGGTGCTTTTTGGTATTGGGATGGGACAAGTAACATCTTTCCATCCAGTAATAACACAACCAGTTTTACACTGGAGATAAGTTAAGAAAATGTATAATTACACAATCATTGAAGAAGGCGGATTTAAGCGCATTGCTGCTACCGATGATGAGTTAGGTTATGCGGAAGTTCAAGCTGGGTCAGCGGAAACAGAAGAAGAATACCAGAGTGTTCTTCGAGAGTATTTTGAAGATGTAAAAGCAGAACAGATTTATACAGAAAATCTTGCCCCAAACTTTACCCGTAACTTCCGCGATGAAGTTTATATGGATGGTGAAGTAAAACGCACTGACTATTCGTGCGACCGACCAGAGGCACTGACGGAAATGAATCGTCTGGTCGAGGCGTTCCCCGAATACACCGTCGAGCAACTTACCGCAGAGGCACAAAACGTCATTGGTCAATATGGTGCTTATCGGCCTCCTTATAACGACAACAGCATCAGCTTTTATGACTTCACAACACCATCAGCAGAAACACTCGCCGCCTATGGATGCGATGCAGACACCTATGGCAGTGACCTTTTGCACTGGCACGGCATCAAGCACGACCTGACAAATCTGACCAAGACAGCCAAGTTTGTATTTACGCAAAGTAACGGCACTTATTTAAGTAATTCACCTGCGTCACTGCCGACAAATAGCTCCATCTTCTTTGCGCGTATTCACAACGCTGACGGCACTGTTGAGCCGTGGGTTGATGTTTATATTATGTCCACCATCAACTATATGCGCGACTGGTGCGAGGAACACAGCCTGATATTCCCACTCCCCGACGCTGTAACAGAACAGCCGTGGTGTTTCTCAGTTGTCTACAACGATGACACGGGCGAAATGATTAACGTCAAGGCTTACATTCGACACAGGTATGATGACTAATGCCCAAAATAAAATTAGACATATCTGACATTGACGAGCGTTTTTGGTCAGCAATAGAGCGAGAACGTGTTACATTTGAAAACAGCCAAAACAAGGGCAGTACGTCATTGCCATTAGAGTACAACCCGGAGACCAACAATGAGTAACGCAAGAGAATTTGCTGATGTTGTTAAAGGAACAGAAACAACAAATCGAAGACCTAGAAGCACGGGTCGCAACACTAGAAGGAAACTAAATTATGGCAACTTGGATTATAGCAAACTTGGAACGTAACACTGCTGATGGCGGCGTTACTGTGGCGCATTGGCGCGTCACTGAAACGGAAACAGTTGGGGAAGGCGATGATGCCGTAACCTATTCTGCTTCTTCTTATGGCACTGTCGGCTTTACGCCTGACGCAAGTGCTGACGGCTTTATTGCTTTTGAAGACCTGACCGAAGCTGATGTGCTTGGCTGGGTTTACGAAAGCGTTGATAAAGACGAAACCGAAGCTGCTCTGGCTGCTGATATTGCTGGGCAGAAAACCCCTGTTACTACTGACGGAGTGCCGTGGTAACGTAACACACAGGAGAGAATGATGGGAAAACAGGAAAAGACCCCTATCACGATTGACGGTGTTGAATATGCAGAAAATGATTTGACGGATGAGCAGAAGGTTATGATTAACCACTTGCTCGACCTAGACCGCAAAATCAGTTCAGCACAATTTAATATCGACCAACTGAATGTCGGCAGACAAGCATTTATGAATATGCTAAAGTCATCATTGGAAGCCGAACCGGAGACAGAAGAATGATTGAGACAATTATTTCATATGCAACCGCAATTATTAGTGCCGCCAGCATCATAGCTGCGGTGACACCAACTCAAAAAGACGATAACTTCATTGGCAAGCTTTATCGTGTTATTGACCTTTGCGCCGTTAATATCGGCAAAGCCAAAGAGAAATAAAATGTCTACCCAAGCGCAGCTAGAAGCACACGAGCGTGAGTGCAAAGTGTTCCGTCGAATGGTTGACGACAAGCTAAACACTCTTGACCGCCGCATGTGGCGCATTGAAGCTTTGGCCTTCACGGCTGTGCTTGGGTTATTCACACTCGGCGGCATCATAATGCAGAAGCTGTAAGATGCGATGCGCAGGGTCACATTACTTCTGCTGCTCACACTAACCGCAGCACACGCTCAGAACGAGCAGACTGGCGATTTGAACACCAGCAACATCAATAGCACGGTCAGTTCAAACAATCCCTCCACATCCACCACCAATAATTACAATGGCGCAGGCGCGGCATCTAACGTCACGCCACCACCTACGGCTGTCAGCCCTAGCGCGCCATCAGGCGGCAGTGAAAGCTGCCTGATAGGGCGTGGCATGGGTGTTCAGGTCAATGTGCTTGGCTTATCTATGGGCGGCTATAAGCAGGACGCGGAGTGCAACAGGAGGCGTGATGCCAAAGCCCTCAAGGAGCAAGGTATGTCGATTGCCTCGGTGGCTCGGCTTTGCCAGAACCTAGACACTTGGAAAGCTATGTTCGTCAGTGCTACGCCCTGCCCTATTTCCGTCGGCGGTAAACTTGTCGTGGGTAGAGCCGCCACGCTCTTGATGAAACGCGACCCTGAAACATTCATTCCAGATTACCTAGACAGGAAAGATTTTTACGATAAGATTTTAAGGATAGGAAAGGATGATACCGATGAAGAAAATAGCGATTCTGGCCTCAGTATTTCTGAGCGTTTCCGCAGCAGCAGCCGAGACGACGATTGATAATCTGGTTAGTGCCAGCAAGACAATCGCTGCCAAGCTGGAGCAGGGGCGATATGCAGTTTACGGCGCAGAGCATTACGCATCCGTCGGTGGCATCATTGACTACAATGCGGTGGACGATGAGCAATACATCATCAATGAGGGCGATATAGCTGCCTACAATGACGCTCTTGCAGGAGTGCAGAACGCTTTGTATTTCACCACCAAGATGGCACTGGAAGAAAAGGCCGAGCAATCAATGGCGGCGGTTTCGGTAGCAGTTGATAATTTCGTCGTAGCTTCGCATCAGATTGCAGTCGTTGAAGAAGTTGCCGAAAAGGCTGAAACGGCGCAACAGACAAACGCAGTCGAAGACCAGCTTGCCGTTCAAGAATACGTCGAACAGAACGACGTAAGCATTAGCCAAGAGACTGTCCTTGAATACAATCAATCATTAGAGCAAATCGCCACAAGTTCGCGCGAGGCCGGGGCGTTCCTTGCTGCATCCAAGAATGAGCAGTTGACCAGCATCTCTGACCAACACGCGCAAGATTATGACCAGTCTATGGCTGAAGCCTCTATTTCCTACTCAGCTACCAATGACATCTTGAGTGTCCAATGGGCAACCAATGTGGGGCATGTTGAGTTCCACGACTTCCTGATGGGTGACTATGTGACCGCCAGTGAGGTGCTGGGTCAGGGCGAAGCTATTTACAGTGACCAGCAAGCGTATATGTATCAATGAGCCTAGAAGACACCGAACTAACAATCGGCGGCACGAAGCTGCGCGGTGTTTGGATAGCCATTGTGCTGTCTATCGCCACGACTATGGCTGGTGGTATCTGGGCAGTGGCAGAGTTCTACGGACGCATCGAAGCGGTTGAGGCGGCTGTCTCAGGCAATGGTGACACAGCCGAGAAGCTGACTGTTCTTGGCACGAACCTAGAAACTATTATGGAGAACCAGAAGCAGCTTCTGGACTTGCGTGACCGTATTGCAGAGGTAGAGAAGACGACAGTGGAGAATGATTTGCTGGTCAAACAGTTTGACGAGAAGGTCAAATCAATCGACAGTCGTTTTGGTAAGATAAACCGGGAGGTGGACGATTTGTGGCGCGGTTTGGATGCTGCGAGTAATCCACTACAGTAATGGCTTACACGACTGTGCGTAACGCAGTTCAGATTGGCAAGGCGGGAGAGTTTCTCGTTTGCAGCGCGTTAGAAATGATGGGGTATCAAACCGCCATCTGTAACGGGCAAGGCTTTGACCTGTTAATGTTTGACGATTACGGAGAAGCTTACAGGGTTGAAGTAAAGTCCTGCAAAACCAAATCAAACCAGCGATATAAGTTTATGACTGCCACCGGGTCCGGTAGCAAGAAGCTGTTGTCGCCGGATGATTGCGATATTGTTGCCCTTGTCGCGTTAGATGAAAAGATGATAATCTTTATGGATGTTATGCAAATCAAGCATAAGAAAACTACTGTCAACATTGGAAGGTTTGACCAGCCTGAAGCTGGACAACTCAGAAAAGCAATCGCATCGGTCAGGGCCAGAAAGAATAGCTAAAATGTCTAAAACTATCGAACCACATTGGGAAGACTTCCCGAACTTTGGACGCAGCGAAGTGGCTTGCCAGCACTGTGGTCGTGCCGAGATGGATGAGGATTTCATGTGGAGGCTGCAAGACTTGCGCGAAGCATACGGCAAGCCTATGCGTATCACATCTGGCTATCGCTGCCCCGAACACCCGATTGAGGCATCTAAGAGCAAGCCCGGCGCGCACTCATCGGGTCGTGCTGTTGATATTGCTGTCTCGCGTGGCGAAGCATACGCGCTGCTAAGATTAGCGATGCGAATGGGCTTTACTGGTGTCGGTATTCAGCAAAAGGGCGACGGGCGTTTTATTCACTTGGATGACCTGACGAACAAAGAGGGTTGGCCTAGACCAACTGTTTGGAGTTATTGATGGCATTGTTTGACAGTGAGCCAGAAACAATAACAGGCGATGACGCTCGCGTGTATTGGCTCGGTGTCATCTATGACGAACTGGCTGGCGAGATTAGTGCCGCCACAGCCACTCAGGAACTTAGCCAAGCGCGGTTTCAATACATACTGCGTAAGCTGAATGGTATTATAAGGACTGCCAGCCAGAGCGATGGCAGCGTGATTACTCAGGAGATTATGTGATGTTGAATTGGTTAAACCCAGTCACCAAGATTGCTGGTGCTTATCTTGAGGGCAGACAGAAGAAGACCGAGGCCAAGAACAAGTTGGCAGTCGCTAAGATTGAGGCGCAAGCTAAAGCCGCAAGGGCTGGCGAAGCGTGGGAAGATAAGGCACTTGGTAGCGCGGCAGACAGCCTGAAGGATGAGGCTTGGACAATCTGCTTCATTGGAATAATTCTAGCAAG